GAGAACTTGTCCGGCCCCATCTCGATGCTGATGCCGCCGGACTGCGACTCGAAGCGGTCCATGAACTTCGGCATCTTCACCTTGAGCTTGGAGGCCGCGGCGCTCCATCCGTGGCCGAGCCAGCCGACGTGCGTCTTGATCTCGGCGGCGTACGCTTTGAAGTCCGCGGGCGAGACGATGGCGAATTCCAGACCCGAGAGCTGCGCCTTCGTCATGCCGGTCTTCAGCGACTCGGCGTGATCGAAGTTGAGCTGTCCGCCTTCGCCGCCGCCGCGGACTCGGCCCTTGCTGTTCTTCTTGCCCTTGTGAAAGGAGCGCATCTGCTCGCGCGACATGACGCGCACCATCACGGTGCCGATGCTCTTCTGCCCCTTGTGCGCGAAGTCGCGAGCCTGCGTGCCGTCCGGGTTCGCGTGCAGGAACTTCTTCATGAAGCCCGCGCTCGCGGGAAAGAAGATGCGGTAGAGGTCGGACATGATTGCGGCCTCGCCCTGCTTGCGCGCCTGTACCCCGCCGATGGTCGTGCTCATCGTGCCGGTGAGTTCCTGTCCGTCGGCTCCGATCCCGGACACGTCGCGCTGCTCGATGCGATTCGGCGGCGTGATGGCGATGACGTTGCGGATCACGCCACGGCCGGCGAGCAGCAGGTTCTCGCCGAAGTCCTTCTTCGAGGTCGCTTGGAACTCACGCAGCGCGTCGAAGAGCGCCTTCGTGTTCACGGTGAATTGCGGCGCGACGGGCATGTGAGAGCGGGAGCGTCAATGCGGTCGCGGCGCGGTGAGTCTGACCACTCACTTCTCACCAGTCACCAGTCACGCTCCCGGCTGCGCGATGTCCTGCGAGTCGAGGGCGAGCGTGTAGTCTTGCTCGTCTTCGGAGAGGGTGCCGCTGATGACGTAGTTCACGCCGTCGCGGGTGACGAGCTGGTCGAGCTTGGGCGGATTTGTGAGGCGCGATTTGCGGACGATGATCGTGGCGGTGATGCCGACGATGCGGCCCTGCACCTCGGCCTCCTCGCGCTTGCTCATGGCGTTCCAGTCCACCTTGACCGGTGCGGGCTCGCCGTCGAATTCGCAGAGCTTCGTGCCGAAGACTTCCTCGGCGTCGTCGCGGGAGGCGGACATGAAGTCGTCGAAGTCGCTCATGTGGGGCGGGAGTTGTCAGTGCTCAGTGCTCAGTGCGCAGTGCGCAGTGCGCAGTGCTCAGTCAGAGCGTGAGCCGGATGCCGAAGGCGACGAGTGCGACCACGCAGACGGCGGTGAGCGCGGCGGTCATTTCTTCGCGGGCTTGGGGAGGCCGAGGATGTATGCCTTGCGGGCGCCAGTGGGCTGCTCGACCAGGGCGAGAAGGTTGCGCTTTGCGGCAGCGGCAAGCGCGGTGTCCACGCGGTCGAGGAATCCGGTGCGCGGCTTGTAGGCGACGTCTCGCTCGAACAGGTCGCTGAACGCGTCGCCGCAGATCTCGCGGGCCTTCTTTCCGCCGTCCTCGTCGAGATGCACATACTTCACGCCAGGCTCGCCCGCGGCCACGACGGTGAGGACGTGATCGGGGTCATCGCCGGAATGCATGCCAGCGCCGGTGGCGATGAGCGCGGCTTCGAGCTGCGCGATCTCGCCGTCGAGGTGATTGCGCTGGCGGTTCAGTTCCCACAGCGCATCCACGAGCTGCGAGGCGCGCGGGGCGGAAAGCGGGGGGTTGTCGGCAGGAGCGGGAGCGGGATTCTTGGGCATGGGTCAGAGTGGCGAGGGAGGGTGAAACCACACGGGCCGGACCTCCCCCGAAGTCCGGCCCGCGACACTCATGAAAGGAATGTGAGAGGCTTAGCCGAGGAGCAGCGCGAGGTGCTCGGGCTTGATCACGCTGACACCCCACGCGAGCGAGATGTGGTAAGTGACCATGCGGAAGCCGGGATAGACCGCGATCTCGAAGGCGAGGCCGCTGCGCGGGTCAACGATCGTGGTGCGGTCGATCGCCATGTCGCCTTCTTTCGGCAGTGCCGGGAGGCGGGTGCCGAGCAGGATGGCGTTGCGGCTGAACGCGCAGTTGCGTGCGCTCGTGGCGTTGACTGTGACAGCGTCGTTGTTGGCGACCGCGGCGCGGAGACCGGGAGCGGCGATGGTGACCACGTTCGCGGCGAGCGCGGTGGCGACCACATACTTGTGATTGCCGATCGTGATGACATCGCCGGCCAGGATGGTGCCGGTGCCGGTGTCCAGCGTGAGCGCGGTGGCTCCGATGGCGTAGCCGCCAGCTTCGTTGATGAGATAGTTGGCACCTGTGCCTGCCGTGGTGTTTACGACCTGCGCGGATTCCTTGATGGAGAGTCCGTTGAGATTGAGCAGCTCGCCGTCGCGAAGCGTCATCGCGGTGCCCGCCTCGTTCACCTTCGTGAGCTGGCTGAGTGTGCGGAGCGCGGCGCCCATCGCGGTGTTGCCGACGAGCGAGCGCTCGCTGCCGGGTGCGCCGTTGTCGTCGAGAATCTTGCGGATCTGCGCGGTCTCGCCGGTGTTCGTGCCGAAGGGCGTGGTGCCTGCCGTGCCGTATGCGCGGGATGCGCCGAGCGCGGCGGCGGTGGCGATGTCGGTCTCGACCTCATTTACCGCGGCGCGGATGGCCTGTGCGATCTGATCCTGCTGGATGTTCAGGGCACCGGGGCCGGCATCGAGGCCTGCCACGTCCTCGCCCGTCCACGAGAACGGGAACGCGCGGGACTTCTGGATCGTGAAGCTCTTGTTCAGGATGGCCTGATACGCCGCCGCGGGGATCGCCATCGCGGGCGTGATGTCCATGCCGGCGCTATTGATCGGCGCTGCAGCACTGCGGAAGGTCTGGCCGATGGCGACGCGGTCGGCGGACGGGTCGCGCATGACGGAAGGGATGAAGCCCACGAGTTCGCGGGAGACAACGTCGAGCGCCTTGTAGGCGTCGGGGATCAGATTGGTGAGCGTGTTGGGCATGGTGTGTTAGTCGGTTGGTGCTGCGGTTGAGATTCGTGAGCGTGTCAGTTCGCGGGGTCTTCGATGACGGTGCCGTTCGCGCGCTGGAATGACTGGCGTTGCTCGTGCGTGAGCGCCTCGCATTGCGAGCGCGTGAGGATGGCCGGGTCCGGGACTTTCCAGTCGGCGGAAGGATTCGCAGCCACGCCGGAAAGATGTTCCGTGAGCTTCGTGTTCTCGGCGTTCGCTTCGGCAAGCTGCGCGGTGAGTTGCGCATTCTCGGCGTTCGCTTTGTCGAGTGCGGCTTGCAGTTCAGCTTTGGTGAGGTCGGCCATGTTCGTCGGGAACTGTCAAAGTCTGCGCGTCAGTCAGTGAGCTTGCCGCCGTCTTTGCAGAACTTGGACTGCATGGCGGGCGTCATGCGCTCGAAGTCGGCGCGGGCAAGTGTCTTTGCGGTGCCGTCGGGCAGTGTGCCAGGAGGCGGGAGTTTCGCGGGCGGGGCGCTGCCAAAGCGTGCGGCCTGCTCGCGAAGTTCGGCGGCTTCCTTGCGCGCGGCGTCGCGGGCGAGTTCGGCTGCGGCCTTGGCCTTCTCGGCCTCGGCCTTCGCGGTGTTGGCGCTGGCAAGGTCGGCTTCGAGCTTCGTCTTCAGTCCGGCGAGTTCGCCATTCGACTTCGCGAGATCGTCGCGTTCCTTCGCGAGTGCGGTGCGGAAGGTCTCGGCCTCGGTCTTTGCGAGCGCGCTTTCTTCGCGGAGCTTGGCGAGCGCGGTGACGGGATCTTCGGGAGGCTCGGGCGGCGCGACGGGCGGCGCGACGGGCGGCACCACTGGCGGCGCGACGGGCGGTGCAGGAGGTTCGACGGGCGGCGGGGCGACGGGCGGGACGGGTTCCATTCGAGTGCGCGGCGATGTCAATCAGCAGCCGGCTCGCCGTCCGCAGGATCGGGCAATGCAGTCGGCGGGTCTGACGGTTCCTGCGGCTCGCCGTTGCCGCTCTGTGCGGAGCCGGGCGGGAGCGGACGCCAGCGCGCGAGGAGCTGCTCGATCGTCTCCTCGTCGAGTTTGCGGTCGATGCACATCTGGCGGAACTCGATGAACTCCTCGATCCACTGCGCGGTCTCGCACTTCCAGTCCTCGCCGACTTCGGCGTAGAGGCCGCGGAGATTCGCGAGGCCGTTGTGAAGCTGCTCGATGCGCGACTTTGAATCGCGGCCGTTGTCCACGGTGACGCGGCGCGGGAGACGCCATGTGACGAGGTCGGCCCAGTTGCCATTGATGCCGCCGGGAGGCTCGGGCAGCAGGCCGCTGGCGACGCGCCAGCGGATGAAGCGCACAACGAGCGGTTCGATGAAACGGTAGATGAGCGCGTCCGCAGTCTGCTGGAAGAAGAGGTCCGCGCGTGCCAGGACGAAGCGAGTGTTTGCGCCGGAAAGCTTGTTCGGGTTCCAGAAGAATTCGGACGGGACGCCGGTCGCAAGCGAGGCGTCGCGCATCAGAAGGTCTGTGATGAACGGCTCGACGAGCGGCGACGGTGCCTGAGAACTGAGGAGCTTCGCGTCGCCCTCGGCATCGAGGTATGCGATGCCCGCGCCGGCGGCTCCGTAGAGCGATTCGATCTGCGCGGTGTCCTGCGCGGTGCTGCCTTCCTTCCCGGTGCCGGTCGCGGCGCGCGAGAGTGCGCCCATCGCGCCGCGCGTCTTCTTCTTCGGGATGCCCTTGATGACCATGCTCACGAGCTGGTTGACCTTTGCGCTGCGCGTGGTCATCGCCTTCAGCTCGTGGATGTCCACAAGTCCGTTCACCGCCTGCGCGAATGCGCTGCATCCGCGAACCTGTCCCGCTGCGTGCGGCTTGTACCAGTGGAAGCAATTCTCGGCGGGGTGCGGTTCCCAGGCTGCATCCCAGGACTTGCGCCAGTAGTTCAGCGGCTCGTGAAAGTTGCCGACTTCGACGCCGTCGAGGATGATGGCGTCCGCATTCGGGAGCTTGTCGGGCGTGCCCATTTCCGCGCTGTCCCACGCCCAGAAGCACGGTGCGCCGCCGACGGCATCATTCGGGCTCGGCATCCGCGGGTTCTCCACGAAGCTGCCGACGAATTCGCCGCGGATGATGTATTGCTCGACGGCGAAGGTCTGTGCCTCGTAGCCGTTGCGACGGCCGGTGAGGTCGCAGAAGCCGGGCGAGAGAAAGTAGCGCTCGACTGCGGAGCGCGCGGCCTCGTTCCATGTGCGCGAGATCGTATTGAACTGCGCGGAGATGCCCTTGCCGACGCTGTGACGCGCGATGCCGGAGACGGTCTCCTTGACGAATCCGAAGTGCTGCCAGAGCCATTCGGCCTTCTCGTTGATGCGGCGGCGCGAGAACTCGTTGATGTACATCCGCGCGTCTTGCGGCAGATAGAAGCGCACGTTCGCGCGATCGATTCCGGGATTGATCGCGTCGGCGAATGCGGTCTGGCCGGATGGCGGTTGCTGGCGTTTCTTAGAAGCCATTGCGCCCTCCGCTCATGGTGCTGAAGTCCGGGAACGTGATGCCGGTGGGCTCGCTGCCTTCGTCGCCGTCCCAGAAGGTGAGCGCGGCGCGGGCGGCGCGGGCTACGTCGAGATTTGTGCAGACGGTGACGCCGGTGTAGCTCTTGCCGTTCTGCGAGCCGGAATTGACTGCGAGGAGTGCGCCTTTGCCGGCGAGGATCTTGGCCTTGGCGTCGTCGAGCAGCGCGGTGGCGAAGGCGGTATCCTCCGTGGCCTCGAGATCGGCGACGAGGAAGTCGTAGAGTTCTTGGGCGGCGCGCGTCATCGGACGCGCGGGGGTGTCAACAGTTGGGCAGTGCTCAGTGCGCGGTGCTCAGTGTGCAGTCAGCGGAAAGGCCTTTCCGGTGGGTTGGCTGATTTCGTGGCAGTTACGGCGAGATTGAACCGCGGCGGGCGCGGCGGGCGCGGCGGATCCGGTGAAGAACGGTGGCAACCTTCCCGCTTCGCCGCGCTCTCCGCGTTCGCCGCGGTTCATTCGTCATGCCGGTCAGACGAGGGCTTTGGCGGCTTCGTAGGCGCGGACGATGGGCTCGGCTTTCGTGAGGAAGATGCGGCGGTCGGCGGCGGGCCATGTGGAGGGGTCGCCGTCGGGAAGGTGGTAGCTGAGGCGGAGCTGCGATTGCACGGTGTGCGGGTCGCGGTCGGATTGCTCAGGCTCGGGGAGGATGCCGATCTTGATGTAGGCTTCGGTGAGCGAACGGCAGGCGGGCTCGGATTCGTCGGGCGGAAAGAGCGCGTCGCGCTTGCGATAGAGCGTGCGCCAGTTGCGCGCGGTGCGTTCGGTGATGAGGGGTTCGCCGTCGGGCTTCTTTGCCATCGCGCCTTCGAGCCATTCGGCGAATTCGCCGTCGTGACGCGTGAAGAGCTTCTCGAGCACCTGGCCATTGGCGATGGCGATGCGAAGTGCCTGTGCGGCGGTGGTGACGGTGAGCTGTGTGAGTCGCTCGACTTCGTACGCGCCGACGGCGAGGCGCTGGACGAGGATGCTGTCCGGCATGTCCAGGTCGCGGTCGCTGATCAGGCTGAGGGGAGAGGCGGTGATAGTTTTGGCCATAGCTTTTGTGCGGCCCAAGGGGCGCGGAGTTTGCGCTTGCCGCGGCGGCGTTCCTGGCACGCCTTGCGCGCGGCGGGGCTTTTGTCCCCGCGCGATGTCAGAATGATTCCGCGCGCCTCGTAGCGCTTCTGGATGCCGCGGTAGATGGCGTCCACGGTCGCGCGGACGACGCCGAACTCTGCACCGATGGCATCGAGGGAGCGGCCTTCATGGCCGAGGAGGCGGAGCCAGCAGAGGGCGCGGATGGCGAGGGTGTGGTTCTCATCGCAGCTCAGCATGGTGAGGAGTTCGATGATCTGCGGCTTGCCGGGGGCGGCATCGTCGAGGCCGGCGCTGGCGATCTGCTGTTGGACGATGGCTGTTACACGGGTTCGCGATAGCGGGTCGTAGGCGATGCCGTTCGGGCCGGTGATGACGGCTCCGGTGCGATCGGTGCGCGGGGCGGCGAGACGGGCGAGGAGCAGGGGTTCGGCGAGGAGGTCGTGCAGAGAGTCGGCGTCATCGGCCGGTGTGTGACGGGTCGAGGCGAGAGGAGAGGATGCTGGGTCGCCGCCTGGCATTGGGAGCAAGTGCGGGTTTTGTAGCACTTGCTGGAAACTTAGCGAGCAAAGATTTACAGCGATGGCGAATTAAACCGCGAAGGAGCGAAGGAGCGAAGGGGCTTGGCGTGACAGACATCGCGGCGACGCCAGTGGCGCGAGGCGTGACGGCGCCGGATGTCTGGCGACGGGGGTGTGAGCGCGTCAATGCGAGGGACGGATGCGCTGCGCGTTGCGCGGCTGTGACTGGTGACTGGTGAAGCGTGAATGGTGGGGAGCGGCTTGCTTTTACCAGTCACTTTTCACCAGTCACCATTCACTTCTTTGCCGAAGACTTCGCCTCGGCTTCGGCGCGCTCTTCGCGGGCGGCGTCGAGCGTGGCCTCCACTGGGTCGGCGAGGGCTCGGTGCATCTTCTCGGTGTCGCCCAGGTGATTGCATTTCTTGCGCGTGGTCCATCCGTCGGGGCCTTGGAATTCGTCGGTGAGCTGCGCGCGGTAGTCGGCATCGATGTCGGTGGGCAGCCACCATTGCACGGGGCGTCCGAAGGCGATGCCGAACTTGATGCAGTCGTAGTAGAGATTGGCGGTGAAGTAGTCGGACCAGCAGAGCCAGAGGTCGAGTTGTTCATCGAGCACCTTGGAGATGCGGACTTTGCTGCCGCGCGTGTGCGTGGGTGGGCAGCCTTTGTAGGGATCGAAGATCTCGGTCTGGTGCAGACAGAATTCATAGACGGACTCGGGCTTGTAGCCGGAATCCACGAGGCCGCTTGTGACGACATACTCGCGCGTGGACGGGATGGACGAAGTGGACAGCGCGGAGATGCCGGTCCAGGTGAACTTGCGCAGATCGCCGGCGTCGTTCTCGCGCAGGCCGGCGAGTTCGAGCAGTTCCTCGTAGCTGTGCGCGCTGCCCCAGTCCACGAGGGCGGACCAGCTCGGGCGTTCGGGGTGATCCCATAGGACGCCCCAGGCGCGGATGCTGTACCAGTACTCGGCACCTTCGGAGTCGCCCTGCTTGTCGATCGTCATCGTGAGCACTTCGGCTTCCATCGGGATCTGGCCCTTCACGTAGCGCACGGGGGTGCGGAGGATGACGCGGTCGAGATCGTCGTCCTTCACGGCCGCGCCCTGGCGGATGAACGGGAGGCCGAGGGTGAAGTTGTGGAACTTGATGAGCGCTTCGAGGTGCGACTTCGCTTCGATGAATTCTTTCGCGATGATGCCCCAGCCCTCGAACGGCGAGTATGCGGCCCAGACGTGCGCGCTGATGCGATCGCGCGGTGCGTGCGGGTTGTGTGCGACCCATCGGTAGCGCGCGAGCATCCAGCGGAGTTGCACGAAGGTAATGTCCTTCTTGCAGTGCGCGCACTGGTAGCTCGCGCCGTGCTCGACGTGATCGATGTCGTAGCCGATCTTGTAGCGTTCGCGCTTGGTGGCGTCGTGTGGCGACGTGCGCTCGCCCCACTTGGCGAATTGCTCGAAGCGGATTTGGCCGGTGGTTTCTTCGCGCCAGTGCTCGCGGTCGGCGGGCTTGCCTTTCTTGTCGAGGAGCGGGTTCAGATCGGCGTCGAATGGGACGAGCTTCTTCTCACTCGCGAATGTGAGGCGCTGCCAGCCGGTGAGGTCGGGATCGAGGGACAGCTCGCTCCAGCCGATGGGCCACGGGTCGGAATGAACCGCGGCGGGCGCGGCGGGCGCGGCGGAAGAAGCTCGGGCGGGAGTTTGCGTGGCGGATTTCTTTGCACCCGCCGCGTTCGCCGCGTTCGCCGCGGTGGCCTTTCTTGCGGCGCTGCAGTGCGGGCAGGGGAGGTAGCAGTGATGCTGCGAGCCGCGCTGGAACTTTTGCCAGATGGGGGAGAATTCTCCGGCGACGCCGGGTGTGGAATTCTCCAGGATGAAGCGCGTGTGCGGGAAGAGTCGCGTGCGCGCGATGATCTTGTCCGGGCTGCTTGCGTCGGCGTCGGTCGCGCCTCGGCAGCGATCCAGCTCGTTGATGATCGCCAGCTCGGCATTGAAGCCGTGCATGTCGGCCTCGGCTCCGGAGCCGACGATGCGCAGGACTTTTCCACGGAAGGTCTTCCAGAAGACGGTCCACGTCGTCTTGCTGATGATGGCGAGCGCGCGCACGACTCCGCACTGGCGCAGGAATGGATCGAGTTCGCTGCGCACGAACTTCTTCAGCGAGGCAGTGGAGGGATCGAGCCACACGACGCAGCCGACGCGCTCGGCGAGCCAGTAGAGCAGGATGACGATGGAGAAGAGCGTCTTGCCGACGCGCGCGCTTGCGCAGAGTGCGAAGTAGTGGACGCCGGGTTTCTGCGCGAGGTCGTGCAGTCCGCGGAAGATGGCGAAGCGTCCGGTGTTGAGCTGGCCGGGTGCGGGTCCGCCGGACTCGTCGGGGATGATGACGTTGCGATCGGCCCACTCCCAGAGCTTGGTGCGCGGGCGCGGGCGGAGCGTGGCGCGGATGAGAGCGCCGAGCCACGAGAGGGTGTTGAGGAAACCGGACATGACGTGCGGGGCATGTCAGCGGTCGGGATGTGACTGGTGACTGGTGAACAGTGACTAGTCGGCGGCGCGCGGCTTGCGTTTGCGCGCGGGTTTCTTCGCTCGCGGTTTCTTCGTGGCTGTCGGGGAGGTTGCCGGTGCTGTCTGGGGAGCGGGTTCCTCGATTGCGTCCGCGGGTGCAGCGGGGATTTTTTCCGGGGCGGGTTCGCCCTGGTGTATCTCGGCGATGACGCGCGCGCCGATGGTGCGCAGGGTTTCGAGGGCGACGCGGGCGATGAGTTCGCGGAGGGCGGACTTGTCCTGTCCCTCGAAGCTGACGAGCTGCAGCAGGCGCGTGCTTTCGGCGTCGAAGGGGAGTTCGTCGAGGATGCGCGCGAGCGTGGTGTCGAGGTAGCGTGCGCCGTGAAGGTCGCCGAGGTCGCCTTCGATCTCGGCGCGCAGGATGCCGATGACTTCGTTCACGTCCACGAAGCCGACGACTTGCGGCGCGGCGCGCTCGGGGAATTGCGAGAGCTTCTGCGAGAGCACGACGAACGTCGCGCCGAGGGGGACTTCCAGCTCGCTGGCGACGAGGAGCGTGCCGCGCTGCGTCTCCAGCTTGAGCTTGTTGCGCTCGTAGTCGATCATCGCGCCGGCCTTGTTCCAGTCTGCTGCGCATCCGCCGATGGGCGGGGGCATGATGAAGCCGGGCGCGTGTGCGGGGTCTTGGGAGTTGTGACTGGTGCCTGGTGCCTGGTGACTGGCCACGTGGTCGTCGGCGCGCTTGAGGCCGTGCTTGACCATGAAGGCGAGCCAGGCGGCTACATCTTTGCGGCCGTCGGCGCGATCGGGCGGGAGGTCGGCTTTGTAGCGCGGGTCGTGACGCCATTCCTGGATTGCGCGGCGCGTGATGGGGACGCCGGATTTGCTGAGTGCGTCGGCGAGTTCGCTCCAGTTCTTTGCATAGCCGCCGTGGCCTTCGGTGGCGACGGGCTCGAAGAGCACGCCCTGCCAGGTGCCGGGCGGAAGTTTCGCGGGACCGGCGGTGCGGGCGCGGGCGAGGATGGCTTCCTCGCGGGCGGTGAGCGTCTTGCCGTCGTTCAATTTGCGCAGGACGTTGGCGAGCTGCTTGTCCTGCAACTTGGCGAGGTCTTCGTCTGTGAGCTTGATGGCCACGCCGGAGGCGGGCCGTCAATCGCTACGGCTCGAATCCGGGGAGGTCTGTCTGCTTGTCGCTGCGGATCTCGCGGGCCTGCTGTGCGTAGGGGTCGTCGAGATTGGCGGCGGGGTGGATGGCTGCACCGTGCTGCCAGAAGTGGGCGTGGCCACGTTTGCGGCTTCTGCCGCGCTGTGTGTGGAGATCGAGGGCGAAGTCTGGAATCTCGCGGCGTTCGCGCGGGCCTTCGTAGTGGACGATGAGGGCGTGATCCACCATGCGGGACTTGGGTGCTGCCGCGAGGTAGTGGACGGCGTGGACGAGGAACAGGCGCTCGGGGGCGTGGCGTTCGTCCTTCTTCTTGCGCTGGTCGCGCCATGACTCGCGCAACGTGGAGACGATGACGCAGGCGTAGCGGTCGGCGGGCCCCACGTCCTCGCTGGCGATGATGACGAGGCGCTTGAAGACGTATTCGCCGAATCCTGCGAGGTCGAGTTCCGTGGCCCAATAGAGCGCGTCGTCGGCGAGGCCGCGGCGGATGCACTTCTGCATGGCGCTGGCGACTTCGCCGACGCGGTGGCCTCCGGGTGTGGTGAGTTCGGCGAAGGTCATCGGCGCGGCCTCCGTGGTGATGCGACCGATGGGAGTGATGCGACGGATTGGATGGCGACGAGTGCGTCGGCATCGATGAGCGCGGCGCGGACGTTTACGCCGTCGAGCTGGCCGTCGGGCACTGCGCCGCGGGCGATGGCTTGTGCCTGCGCTTGCGTGATGCGGAAGCGGCTGGCGAGCCACGGTGCGACTTCCGTGATGGAGGGTGACTCGACGCGGAGGCGGACGAAGCGCGTTTCCAAGCGGCCCTTCCACGAGGACCGCAGGCCGGCGAAGTCATTGGTCGTCGCGATGATTGCAAAGCCGGTGGGCATGTAGTCGAGGAGCGTGAGCAGCTCGGCGACGCCGGCGCTGCTGGCCTTGTCGAGTTCGTCCACGCGCTTGCAGGTGCGCGGGGAGAAGAGGTTGCCGTAGGCGCTGCGCTCGCGCCATTCGCGGACGAGGTCGGCGCTGACTGACTGGCCGTTGACGTGGCCGATGGCGAACTTCGAACCGGTGAGTTCCAGCG